ATCTAACATTTGATTGGCTACCTCCTCAAAATTTTCATCTTGAATGGCAGCAAATGTTTTAACCCAAGTATTAGCATTAAATCTACTAATACCCATATTAAATACCATATCTAAAATTACAGCTTGTCTTGGCTCATTTAACTTTTCAAGAAATGACCAATGCTCTACTTCTTGAAGAATTCTATTTAAATCATTTTCTAATAATAATTTTGCTTCTTCTTCTGTAATACCTACATCTTCAATATTGCGCCCAACTCCAATCGTAAGCTTGTCGGCTGTGCATTTATACGGCTTTAATTTTAAGCCTTCGTGTAATATTAACATATCTAATAATTTTTCTCTGCTCATATTTAATCCTATATTTTTTTAGTATCTACTTTTTTAATTTTGTCCAGGGAGCGCAATCCTCCGATTCCTAGCATTCCGAGCAAAAGCGGCATCATGATCGACATGTCAGCTTGTGGAACAGTAATACCAAATCCTGCACAAATCGGAGCCACCATAAAATTTATACCAAGGGACAGCGCACAAATCCATCCGCACAATGGGCGCCACGATGATTGAAACCAATTACCTTTAGCTTCTTCTGTATTTAGTTTTATTTGTGCAAGAGCTAATTCTTGTGCGTGTTTCTCTGCCATTGTAGCTATATCATGGCTTAACTGTGCTGCCTTATCTTTATCTCTTACAAACTTTCCTATAAGTTTAGTTGCTGGTCCTATTAATGCTGTCAATGCCATTTTGTTTTTCCTTCCATTTTAAATATTCTTTGAAAGATTGATATTTTTTTAAAGTAAAATTATATACTACTCCTGTTAAATTCATTAGTCTGCACTAAATGTTCCTAGACTGCTCCATAATGAACCAGGAACTGTTGTGCCATTTTGCTTACCTAATTGTGCCATAGATTGATTAACATTTACAAAAGCACCTTGACCCCAACTAGATACATCCCATTGTGCATTATCCCAAGCAGAACCTTGTTCTCTTGTATATTGTAACATTCTTTCAGAAAATGTACCTGTGGTTATACCAGCTTCTTCAAAAGTTTTCATCCAATCTTCATTGTATGTACCATTTGTATCTGAAGCATCTCTGCAACTTTTTTGTCTTAATGATTGTTGGCTCATGGTGTAAATGTTCCCATACTAGAAAAATTATCATCATCTTGATCTACTGCAAAAGCCTGTAAAGCTAAATTAATATCCGTATATGAAGTGCTTAATTCTCCATTTATATAAGCTAATAACCTTTCATTAAAACTTCCAGCTGGTATAGAACGAGCAGTAAATAAAGCTAACCAATCTTCATTATAAGTACCTGTAGTAGATGTAACTCCTCTTACAGATGCGAGTTTTGCTTCTGGATTTGTAGCCATTATTTATCCTTTCTAGGTCTACCTCTTTTGCTTTTTCTTTTAAATAAACCTTTTATTTTATCTAATATACGCTTTAACATCATAGTCATCACTCCATCTGTTTACTCTTGCTACTTCTTTTACTGATACAATATTTTTGTTACTATCATAATTATAAGTATCTTGATATAATGCTTTAAATGCTGCCATATCACTTGCATCATCTATTGCTTTTTCTATATTAGCACAATCAGTCTTAATAGCTGCTACATAAGTTTTAACTGCACTAGGTATAGCTTTACTGCTATCATAGATACTTCTTTCTACTAACCAGTTAAACTGTTTTATATAATTATTAGCTTGTTGTTTAGCTAAGTTTTTAGCTTGTGTTTTTAAACCATAGTTATAAGTCTTATTACCTTTTTCATCTAGTATGTTTTTACCATCACTATCTTTAGCTTCAGTATCATCTAATGCTTTATCTGTAGTGGTATATGCAGTAGTTACTTTTTTCCCAGAACTACTAAAGGTATATTTTGGTTGGCTTGTTATTTCAAAATTATCATTACCTTTAGTACCATTTTCTACTGTGTAAATGCCTATTTTATTTAATTCAGTCCAAGACCAAGATGTAAATATTCGCCTTGAATGAGTAACATCATCTATTACCATTGTTTTGGGAAATCTTATAATCTCCTCTATTTTATTATCCTTTATATAAGCCCACATATTATTTCACCTCCTAAAATTATCTTGCATTATTATATTTAAATGGAACGTCTGCCCAAGCTCCATATATAAAAGTTTGACCTGATTGATTAGTTGCATTATTACTATCTCTAGCTTTAAAGCCATTTGAATATATATCATGTTCATAAGTATTATCTTCTACTGTGCCATTATTCCAAGATAGAGTATCATTTTCTTCATTATATCCTTCTCTTAAGTTATCATAAGTAAACCAATTATTAACTGCTGTTATAATTTTTACAAAATATATAGCAGGTCTAAATCCTGTATAAATAAATGGTCCATCAGCATCACCATTTCCAACATAGGTTCCAAATTTACTATAACCTTCAACTGAATGCCAACAATATGCTATATAATTTGTTCCATTTACATCATATCCATCTGTATAGTTATTACTAAAAACAGTTGTTGTAGGAGCTGACATACTTCCATTACTAGATTTATCTGCTTGTGCAGCAGTAGAATTTAATTCTAACATATAATTAAAACTGGTACACCCTACATGACTGACTGCCCATCTTGCAGCTTCACCTATTCCTTTTCGCATTATAAATTCAGGAGCTTTTGATAACCCATGTCCTACTGTTTTAGTACCACTACTTGTAAGACTTCCTGAATATTGCACTATTGAAAAACCTGCTTTTGTATTTGCTTGAACTGTAGATGAAGTTGAACCTTCTGAATTACTAGCTGTTGTTCCTCCATTACATCTCCAAGACCAACCAACAAAAGTTTCACCACTATCATTATTTTCAGTAGCAGAACCTAAAGAAAAACCATCACTACCAAAAGCAGTAAAACCTGCTGCTACTGTACTTTCAGCTTCTGCTGCACTACTTTTTAATCTTTTAGTTACTCCTCTATTGCTATCATATATACTAGGGTCTTGAGTGCTACTTCTACTTTTAATCCACACCATATCAGGTTGAAAACCTAGCCCAGTTATACTTTGTGTACTACCATTTCCTGTCCAAAGAATTGGAGCACATAATTTAGTAGGATAATCATCATCAGTCTGTGCAGGGTCTATATCATCTGATATGGGTAAGTTAGCTGATGCTAACGCAACATAATTAGAAGGTACAGAAAAAGTAAAATCTCCAAAACCATTTGAATCAGCATTACCTCCTGCACTTATAGCTCCACCAAATGTAGAATCTTGTCCAAAATTAAATACTCCTGATGCTGTATTAGTACCACCTCCACTACCTATGTATGGATATAAAAGACCTGTTGGTATGGTATAAGCAGAACTTAAATCACTTCCATTCAAAGTCCATTTAATTTCATTATCATCTCTATTAACTAAAATACCAACTTTTTGAGGAAAACTTCTAAAATTACCAATACTATCAGCAGATTGACCTGTACCATTTAAATATGCTTTACCATCATAATTATCAAAAACATAACCTCCATAACTACCTGTTGCTCCACCTCTACTTTGAGTAAGATTTGCTCTCATTGTGTCTGGGGTACATACACCTATAAAAACTTGGTCTTGAGTTCCACCAGTTCCTATTATATACATCTCATAGTACCACTTACCTGTATCTGGAAAACCTGCTGAACAGATAAAACCTCTATTATTAGTAGTTGTAGAATATTTTAAATTACCTTGACTAAAAGTAAAATTTGTTTGTTTTTCTAAACCACCTATTGTTGCAAAATTTCCACTACTTGCCATATTAATTAACTCCCAAATGTTGGACTGTCCAGCACGATATGGTCTGCACCAAGAGTACCTACAGTTGAAAAATTATTGCCGTTACCACTACTATCTGTCCCAATAGCACCAGATGCAAATTTTAAATAAAAATCTTGGCTATCACCAAAGCTACCAGTATATTCTTTAGGAATCCACACACCATTCTTACTTTCGCCTAGAGCTGTTGGAGCAATAGTCTGATTTGAAAAACCATAAACTTCTGCTATATATCCATTTAATTGATAAGCAGCTCCACCATCATTAGATTGCCCTATTTGTAAACTTTGTCCACTTCTAAACATTCCTGAATTACCATTAAAAGCATTTGCTGATAAAGTTTGATTAACACCATTTACATATATAGCACCATCACCACTATTAGGACCATTCTGTGCTACGACATGATACCAACCAGTAGTATCTCTAAATACTCCAGTTGTAGTAACTACAGTATGAGAACCTATGTGTATATTATCACTAGCATTAAAAGTTAAAGACCAATTTCCAGCAGAACCTCCTACCATAACTTGATACCTAGATAAATCTCCTCTTTTTACCCAACAACTTACAGTATATTTTTCACCTGCACCTGCCGAAAAATTAGGACTATCTAAAAAATCACCTTGTGAATCTATACGCAAACTTTGTTCTATCTGATGGTCATAAAAAGATGCTGCACCTGCTGCACTAGGTATTGCATTTTCATTTTGGAGAATACCCATTAGGCAAATACAGCAGAGTTTGTTAAATACGCATTTGTACCATCTGATAAATAGGATATTAAATATGTACCAGCACTTGATACTGTAGTGGCTATATTTGCATCACCTTTACTATTTGCGTGTAATGATACAGTATGCCCACCACTATTAATTAATAGTATGTAGCCAGATTGTCCATCAGCAAAATTAGTAAATGTCAAGGCAAAGTTACCAC